GTTGGCGGTTTTTGAGCGGTGTGCTGGTGTCGAGGATTTTGCGGGCTCGGCGTTCGAGTTCCGTGGCTTGGCCGCTGGCTGTGGTCGTGGTTTCGGTTGGGGTGCCGATGTTGAGTTCGCGGCCGCGTTTGAGCCAGCTGCGGTAGGCGGCGGCGAGGTCGTATGGGATTTTCCCGTTGGCGAGGCAGGCGTCCTTGAACTTTCCGAGCTCCCAGTCGGGGTCGAGCCCGTAGCCGGCGGCGAGCGCGGTGAGGTCCGGTGTCGGCCGGTAGAGGGCGAGCGCCTGTTTGCGGGAGTCGAACGCTTGTTCGATGGTGATTTTTGTTTTTTGCGTGCGCGTACTCTCTCTTGGTGGTTCTAATGATGGTTCTTTAAGAGATTGGGTGTCATGGGTGACACCCCGTGAAGTCATGGGTGACACCCCGTGATAGTCACCGGTGACACCCCGTGAGGTCATGGGTGACACCCCGTGGTCGGATTGCGGGGTGTCATGGGTGCTACCCCGTGAATCTGACGGGGTGTCACTGGTGCTACCCCGTTTTTTCGTGGTTTGCTTGTTTTTACGGTTTTTGTATTCGACGTGGTTGTGGCCGTCGAGGGTGATGTGGTAGACGTAGGGGCTTCGGTCTGCGCGGTAGCGGGTGCCGTAGTCTTCGTCTCGGGTGATGAGCCCGTGGTCTTCGAGGTAGCGCAGGGCTCGTTGCACGGTGCTTGCGCTGGCCTCGCCTTCGGCCATGAGCCGGTCGATGCTTGGCCATGCGCGGTTGTTCTCGTCCGCGTAGTCGCACAGGATCAACAGAAAGAGTTTGGCGGAGCGGTCGCCGACCTTGATTCTTTTCGCCCGCCCGTACAGCAGTGAGCTCATGATTCCCCCTCGTAGTAGTAGACCTGTTGTGTGGATGCGGCGGGCCGGTATGGTTCGTCTTCGGTGGCGTCGGCGTCGTCCTCGGGTTCGCCGACGGGTATCTTCCACCCGAATGCGGGTGGTTCTTCGAGGATCCATAGGTGGCGCATGTTGGCGACGTTTTGCACGAGGTGTTGCGGCGGGTAGCATTCGACGGCCCACACGTCGGTGCCCATGGTCTCGTTTTTGATCTGCTGCAGTGCGTCCCAGCTGATGCCGTCGCGGTATTCGAGCGTGTATTTGTCGATCTGGACGCGCGTGATGGCCAGTCGCAGCAGGCCGCTGGCTTGGTCGCGGAACAGCATGGCGCTGTAGTCGCGGCTTCTCCAGCAGCGCAATGGTCGGCCGTCCGAATCCCCTTCGTCGGCATCGTCGAGCCAGTCCATTGCTTGTTCGACCATGTGACGGGATTTCACGCGGTTTTTCTCGTTTTCGACCCATCTGCCCATGTGATGTCACCTCTTGAGTAGTTTGAGGGCGGTTTGGTGGCCGGTGTCGGTCAGGCTCCAGTTGCCCTCGATGTCGGGTTGTATGAGTCCGCGTTCCTCCAGGCTGGCGAAGGTGCGCGAATTGTTTTCGTATGCGGGGTAGGCGTTGCGGTTGAGCATGGCGATCAGTGTTTCGGTCATGGTCGGCGAGAGTCGTTGGCGTCTCATGGCATGTCCTCCACTCGGGTCCACAGTCGTCGGCTGGCCGATGACACCGCCTTGCGGGCCTCGCGCAGTCGGGCGAGCGTGATGGTCAGGTCTTCGAGCACGTCCTCGGGCGCGCCTTGGTCGCGCAACCGGCCCATGCTGGTGGCCAGCTGGTCGATCAGCATTCCCATGGCGTCGAGTTCGCCGCACGCCGCCGCCCACTTGCAGCGCTGGCGTGCCGTCTGGCGTCTACTCGGCATCATGATCGTCGTCATGGTCGTCTCCTCCCTTCGTGACCTCGATGAGACTGCCGGCGAGCGCCTGCGTTTCCGCGTCGCTGGGCTTGTATCCGAGCAGTTCGAGGGCTTGGTAGTAGTCGTTGATGCGTTGCAGGCTGTCCAGCTGGTTTTTGTTGGTCCATGCTCCGGGGTTGATGTCAGCTTCGCGGCGTGCGAGCAGGATGAGGATGAGTTGGAGTTGGCGTGTGTTGTCTGTGCGGGCTCGTCGGCGTAGTTCGTCGAGGTTTTTGCCTGTGGTTATGTGCCAGATGCCGTTGTCGGGGTCTTTGCCGGTGATGGGCAGTGGCGTGGTCATGCGGTTGTATGCGGCGATGGTCTTGTCTGACCAGTTGATGTCGCCGGAGCCTGCGGGGAACCGGTATTCGTCGTTGCCGAGGATTTCGCCGTCTACCAGGTGCAGGAGGGCCTGTTGCATCATGGGTTTCTTCCATGTGTTCTGGGTTTTATGGATCCATTCGGCTCGCAGGGCTTGGCTGGCATCGTGCAGTTCCCGTGCCTTCTTCGTCTGTTCGCGCGCGTAGGCTCGGCGTTGTTTTTCGGCTTGTTTCGCCCGGTTGGCGTTGTCGATCTGGTCTTGGGGGATGCGTTCGTAGACGATGGTCCTGTGGGCGGTTTCGTCAAGGCCGATGATGGCGTCGATGTTCGGCTTGTTGCCGATGAGCTTCTGCCATTGTTTTTCGAAGCTGGTGTTTTGGATGTTGGTGATGCAGGTTGAGTATTGGTAGCCTTCCGGCGCGTCATTCCACCAGTTCGAGGGTGCTTGGCAGGTTTTGAGTCCGGCGCGGTGCAGGTAGTCGAGCGCCTTGTTCATCCACACGGTTCCCCTGCGTTCCTCGCGGGCTTTGCGTACCGTCCAGTCCCAGTTGTTGGTTCCGGCCTGGCGTGCGAGTTCCTGCTGGGTGGTTTCGTCTCCTTGGAATTCGGCGAGCACGTCCAGGTCGGATAGTGACAGTTGGTTGAAGTCCTTGGCGAGGGCTCGGGTGAGGCGTGGGATGCCCGCGATTTTGAGGCGGCGGCGCACGAAGTCGGTGCTGCGGCCGGTCTTTTCGGCCATGTTCTCGATGCTGCTGCCCAGGTCGAGCAGTCCCTGGTAGGCGTCGGCTTCCTCGATGGGTGTCAGGTCGTGGCGTTGCGTGTTCTCGATGACCATGAGCTCGCGTTCGTCCTTGGGCGAGAGTTCCATGATCCGGCATGGTACCTGTGCGAGTCCGGCCTGTTGGGAGGCGGCGAGCCTCCTGTGGCCGATGACCACCCTGTAATCGGTTGAATCGGCGATCGGGGTGACCACGAGCTCCTGCTGGATGCCGTGCGCGCGGATGCTGTCGGCGAGCGCGGTGATGTCTCCGATGTTCTTGCGGGGGTTGTTGGGGTTCGGCTTGAGTCGGGTGGTGTCGATGAGGGTGATGGTGGGGGTCATTTCGTGCGGGTCACGCTCCTTGGTTGATGGCTTCGGCGAGTGCTTGGGCGGTTTGTCGGATGCCGGGGTTTGGGGTGATGGCGGTGAGGTGGAGTGCGAGGTCGGCGACGAGTTGGGGGTATTCGTCGGTGTGGGCGAGGATGGTTATTCTGCTGTCTCCGTTTTCGATGTGGGTGGTGTTCCAGTCGGCGTCGGTCAAAGTGATGCCGGTGGTGTGTCCTGTGGTGTTGATGATGGTGCTCATTGGTTCTCGCGGTTCTCGTAGTTTTGTGGTTCCTGGTTGATGGTGTGGGGTCGGCGCTTGCGGCGGGCTTTCTGTCGTTGGTGTTCGATGGTTTGGCGGCGGTGCTTGTGTTTGCTCACTTGGTGGTGTCCTTTCGGTCGTGGGGGTGTTGGCGGAGCATGTCGGCGAGGCGTTGGCTTCGGCGTTGCAGGTTGTCGTGGATGGTTCGCCCGGCTGGGGTTGCGGGTTGCCAGTCGGGCAGTTCCGGCGTGCTGATGGGTCGGATGGTCAGGTAGACGCCTTCGGGGCGGGTTTCGTCGGCGTAGCGTTTGCTGATCTGCCAGTGGATGATGCGGCTGTCGTTGGAGATCACTCCCTCGCGGTTTCGGCCGGGGTATCGGCTGTTGGTGGTTTGGAGCGCGTCGCCGATGGCGCGTTGGAGTTTGTCGAGGTCGCCTCCTCCTGAGGTTTTCGCGGTCTGCCATGCGGGCAGGTCGTGGAGCTTGTCGGTTCGGGGCACTCGGATTTCGCCGGTGATGGAGATTGGGCAGTCGTAGGGTTTGAGTCCGCTGGCGGTCATCATGCTGACGGCCGTGCCGCGGATCGCGGCTTCCCAGGATTGCAGTCTTGCGTCGACGCTGACCGCTTTGCCGTGTTTGGTTCGCCATGGTTGGACGCTGCCTTTGGTGATGGGCGTGCCCTGCACGATGATGTCGAGCGGTTGGCCGTTGTTGTCGTTGCCGTTCATTGTTCGGCTCCCCGATATTGTGCGATGACGACGTAGCAGTCCTTGTGGCGGCGGTCGGGCGCGATTTCCACCCGGTATGAGCCCTTGGGCTGGAAGCCGACGAATTTCGCGTTGCGCAGGCGGCGGCGCAGTTCGAGGGCGCGGCGACGGCTTTTGCCTTCGGCGACGATGGCCGGACGGTCGGGGAATCGGCGCAATGCCTGCGCGATCCGCTTCCATTTGCTGGCGGTTCGCGCAGGGGTGGTCACGATGTCGTCGGGCCAGCGTTCGATGAACCGGACGCTGCGCAGCAGTTCCAGATCGGTGTCGGATGCGGTGGCGTCGCCTGTTTGGGGTGTTTCGAGCTTGCTGATCTCCGTTTCCACGGACTCCGCCGGGCCCAGTCCGAGATGCTTGAAATACTGTTCGCCTGTGATCGGTTCGGCGCCGGTCTCGGTCTGGGTTTGCGTGCTTTGCGTTTCCTCGGCTGGTTGTGGTGCCGGCGTCTCGGTGGCCTGTTCGGGCAGTGGCGATGGCGCCGTCTGGGGCTCGAGGCCGGGACGGTTGATGCCGTGTTTGCGGCAGTATCGGCCGACCGCTATCTTTTCGTTGGATTCCAGCGCGTCCCACCCTTGGTCGACGGCGGTGCTGTAGAGCTGCTTGACTTCCTCGGTCGTGTATTTCGTGGTCATGATGCTCCTTAATTGGTCCATGGGTCATTGGCTGGTGCCGTATATTCGCCGTATTCGCCGGACTGCGGCGGCTGCGGTGTCGCGTGTTGGCCTCGCTGGATGCGGGTGATGGCGGTGGTGGCGCGTTGCAGGCTTGGTCCGATGTCTTCGATGACCCAGCGTGTGGACCAGCCGGTGCCGCCGTCGCGTTTCTCGTACTTGCTGGTCTGTGGGCGTACCGTGGCCATGATCTGGTCTCCCTTGCCGAGCGATGCCACGATGTGCTCGGCGAGTTCGCGCCATGCCTCGCACTGCCAGCTGGTGGGCGTGACATCGACCGGGTTGCCGGCCGTGTCCTTCTCCCAGCCGCTGGACAGGATGCGCAGGTTCACGACCGGTATCCCGTTGCCCGTGGTCCGGTATTCCGGGTCAGCGGCCAATCGGCCCCTGATGATCGAGATGCTTGGGTCTTTGGCCAAATCAGTCTCCCTTCGGTTCTTCCTGGTCTTCTTGGTCTGGATCTTCCTGGTATGTGGTGGATGGCAGCAGCACGCCGACGGTGAAGCAGTACATGCCGCCGAGCATCGGCTCTCCCCTGCCCTCGTGGGCCCCGACCAGCAGGAGAACCAGACCGGTGAGCGCGAGGATCAGGCCCGTGACGCGGATGATTCTGTCGCGCATGCCTATTCCTCGAATTGGGCGATGAATTCCTCCATCGCCTTGCGGGTGACACGTCGCCAGCTTCTGGTTCCCCGTCGGCTTGGCGGACGGAATGTGGTGAGAGTGCCGTTGTTCGCGGCGATGAGCAGTGCGTGATAGTCGATGTTCCACACCTTCGCGGCCGAGTTCAGCGTCCAGGATTCACGTTCGTTGAGCGGTGTCTGGTTGACGGGGATCCGCACGCCGTATTGGTCGGCGAGCGCCTTGCGGGTCTGTTTCGTGGTTTCGGCGCGCACTCCCTGCTCGTTGAGTCTGGTCATGAGGGCCACGTGTTCGAGGATCTTGGTTTCGTTCATTGCTGGTCCTCGCTTTCGGTGAGGTATGGTTCGAGTTTTTCGATCGCCCACGGGAGTGCGAGCAGTACGCCACTGGCGACGTAGACGGCGAGCGCGATGGTGTTGCCGATCGGGTGGGCGCAGCCGTCGTGGGTGAGCAGCCATGCGAGGGCGAGCAGCATGATGATGGCGAGCGCGATGATTTCACCGTCATGCTTTTGCTTCGGGGTTCGCATCGATGGTCACCCCCTCAGGCAGGTAGTCGGCTAGTTCGATGGATGGCAGGAATCCCGCGTCCGTTTTGGCGTCCATCAGGAGCACCTTGCCGATCTGGTCGGCGACGGCGCTGCTCATGCTGCGGACGAAGTCAGGTATGCCCTCGGCCAGATGAAGGCCTAGAAGGTCGCTGCCCTGTTCGCCTGCGCTGTCGAGGGTGACTCGCGCGATCGGCGCGGTCATGCCACCAATGCTTACGGTGAAGTCGAAGATGATAGGTTGGCCACTCATCACGCCACCAGCTTTCGGGGTAGATCTGTTGTCATGATTGATGTCTCCGCTTGGATTTCCGCCGGCGCTGCCGTTATCTCTGTAGCCATGACCGGGGTCACGATCTGGTGGCCGTGGCATACTCGCAGCCTGCCTTCGTTCACACAACGGAGAATCACTCTCCGCCATGCTGACGAACGACTGGTGCCGTTAATCGTCGCGTGTGGTTTCCGCCGTCCGTTCCTGTTCGCGGAATGGAGGAACGACGGCGACGGGCCCGCGCACGCGGTCAAGGTGACAAGCGATTCGGCCTGCGACATCCGTCTCATGGTCGAGGGCCCGCAGTTCGAGCACGGGTACGATCTCGTGGATGACGTGGCCCTTCTGAACCCCGGAGAGAGTTTCGGGGCGATCATTCTGCCGACCTCTGGAACTGACTTGGAATCTGTGGATGCAGTTCTGGAATATCGAGAGGAACCCACCCGTTTGGATCGTTCCCTCGTATCCACACGCTTCCCGTTGCCATATCGATTGCCAGCACTGCGTCCGCTGGACATCCGCGAAAGACGCGCTGCCTGGGAGTATCTGCGCGAGACCTGCGAACGGCTGGGATACGGAACCACCGATGCCGAGGTTCGTTATTTCGTTTCTCGGGTATTGCTGGAAGACTATCGAGCGGTAGATCCAACATGCGTCGATAATCCTCGGTCTGGCTGATCACCAGTTGCCGTATACCAGAGCAGAAATATGCAACCGTCATCACGCCATCTCGCTTTCGGCGAGCGCTGGAATGGTGTTTTCGGCGGTGTCGAGCTTCTCAGCCATGGCAATGATTGAGGACAGAGGACGATGCGTCACGCCCGCAATGCGGCGCAGCTCGTCAAAGTTAAAAACACCGACATTGATTTTGCGGTTTAACGTGTTCCGAGGAATTTCTGCCCGATCAGCGAGCATAACTTGTGTCATTCCTGACTCATTGAGGACCTGCTTTATTGCAATCCCTAAATGCCTGTTTTCAAGCAAATATTGTTTCATATGAGACATGATAAAACCAAGATTGCGCTCTTCAAAACACGGCGTGTCTCATATGAAACAAGAATGCTTCATATGTAAGTAAAATGTCTCACATGCCAACAGGAAAGAAGACCGCGACGATTGAATCAAAGGCGCTTTCAATCGCAATCAAGAGAGCTATGGCCGTACGTGATTTCAAGACACGATCACTGGCTATCGAATCGGGAGTGCCTTATGGCACCCTCCGACGCATCCTTGAGCTCAATACAGTCGCCGACTATGAACAACTCAGGAAGATTGCGGAAGCATTGCGCATGCCGCTCTCTTCCATCATCGCCGACGCCGAGCACCTTACAAAAGACGCAGGGGTCATCGAAGATTACCAAGCTACCGATAACCGAGAAACTTCGAGTGACCATGAGAACATCGACATCGACGCATGGGCCGACCGGATCAAGGCCGAAGATTCCATACACAATAATTAGTAGTCCACAGTCGCCGAATAAACAAAACGCCCCGGTCGCTCGTTATGAGCGCCGGGGTATTTTGTCATATCTCGTAGGCCTCTATGGTGAGGCTGGTGTAGTAGCGGCTAACGAGTATTTTCAATCGCTTGCCAACAAGTGGCTCAGATGCAAAGTATGCGGCCGTCGACCGCGCCGTGATTTCCGAGAGCAAGACACCTCCGCTTTTGAGTGCAAAGTGCGGTTTTGCCTGCGATCCTTCCGGCACCGGTAGCTGTTCGACAGTGGCCTCGAAAGCGATGAACCCTTCGTCGGGAATTCTAGGACCATTCCAGTTGTTCTCCGAGACGCGGAATATTGCCGTTGCGGCGACCACATCCGCTCCATATGCTTGTCGCTGTTCGTATTCCTTGAGCGAGGCGTTACCAGTTTCGCTTTCCTTCGCCTCTTCCAGCGTTGGCACCATGACGTAGATTTCGGGAACGCCTGTTTGGTACCATCCTTGGCGCATGGCCACGAGTTCCACATTTTTCGCGCCAGATTCAAGGATTGCACGAATGTGGATTACCGCGATGTGGTTGAAGAGAACGCCGAACGGTTTCCCTTTGTATTCGACCGCATACCCATCATCCACGCCGCTGCGCCATTGTCTTCCGTTAAGTCGACTTTTCAGCGTTATCGGACGGGTAACAACGCTGATTTTTTCGGCACGCCCCTCTTTGAGCTTGAGTATGGGGCGTGGGTCGTAGACGTAGATTGTGGCAGGGTATGAACCGGAGACGGTTTCGGTTTCCCGAGTCACCGACACTGACAGAGTTTTTGGCGGGATGATGATCGGCGACGGCGATATCGTCCTTGACAACGCAGAACTTTGTCCCGTTTCTCGACGAGCCGACACTAACGCTTCACCATCCTCTACCTCGACGCCGGCGAGCGCAGGCGATGTTTCATCATTGGGCTGTGCATGTCCGTGGTTTGCGCGTCCGTCCCAGTGACCATTGGCTGCTCGTTTTCGCTCGTGTTCGTTATCCTCGTCCAGCACGATGCTGGGGTCTTTTGCGGCCCTGGCGGCGCGTTGTTCGGCTCGAATCTTCTCGGGGTCGTGGATCATGTCACCGATGACCCACAGCATCCATCCGACGAATGCGATGATTAGCGCGATTATGGTGCATGTCAGGAAATCGGTGCTCAATCCGCCAACGAAAATCAGCAGGGCGAATATCCATACTCCGATTGCCAGAATCCGGAATATGACCATACCGATGGTTCTGGGCATCGACACCTTCCGCTTAGCTTGGCGCTCTCCGGGCATCATGCCTCCAACCTCTTTGTTCGTTCGGCCGTCTCGATGCGGCTTGATTAGATTCTACCGCCGTATATACGGAATCGCCCCGATCGCTCTTGCGAGCGCCGGGGCGGTTTGTTATCAGTTGTCTTTGTCCGCCAATGCTTTGGCGATGTATGTCATGGTGTCTTTTTCCAGTTGGGTTTGTTTTGGGTTTTGTTTTTCGGCTTCACGGTCACGGTGTTTGTCGTGGAAGGGGAAGAGGTTGCGTGCGATGACCCATAGGATGCCGACGACTTCTCCGAGGCTTGTTGCCATCCAGGAGATGATGACGACGAATACGATTGCAGTCACCGCGAGTATTCCTCGCAGGATGATGGATAGCCATCGTCTTGCGTTCCGCGCCTTAAGTCTTTTGATTTTCTGGGCTTGTTCCTCGAGCTCCTGTTCTTTTTGTCGATTCAGGAGTTTTGCTCGTTCGAGGTTGAATTCGAGGGCCGTTTCGGTGGTTTCGTCGTCGGCGTCCAATATGGAGGCGGTTCGAGGACTCGGAGTTGTCCCGTTTTCGGTGGTTGTCGCGGTGTCGTCGGCGTTCTCTTCTTCCTTGACGGAATCGGGAGTGGAGGAGAACGCCTTGCTGTAGGCGGCCATCAGCTGGCGGAATGATTCCGAGGCGTCAGCGTTTTGCTTGTTTGTCACGGGCTGGGTTCCTTAGCGGAGTCCGAGTTTCGCGATGCGCAGGTCCATGGATCGCTGCGAGACGTTGAACGCTTCGGCCAGTTGTTCCGGGGTCATGCCCTGTGCCCAGAATTGCCGGACCGCGGAGGCCGGCATGAGGAGCGCCGCGGCGAATCCGTTCGCCCAACGCTCGTCGGGTTCCGTTCCCTTCGATGAACGCTCGTCTCGGTAGTCGATCTCACCGCCCTCGTCGCCCAATGCGTATTTTTGGTATTTCTGCACATAATGGCCGATTTCATGGGCAAGGGTGAAGCGTCGGCGGTGTGTATGGGCGAGCGCGTCGACCACGACTTTGCATGGGCGGCCCGCTTCTTTGACGATCATGCCGTCCGTGCCGCTATCAAGTAACAGGTACTGCACTTCCAACCCCAAGCGTTCCGCCACTTGGCGCACGTCGATGGGTATGTTGATCCGGTTGCCGTCCATGGCGATGGTCTTCATCAGCGTCTCCGCGGCAGCGGTGGCGGTGGCTCCGGTGTTCTCGATGATCGGGCGCACAGAGGGAGTGGCTTCAGTCATATTATCCGTTGCGGCCAATATACGGGTCACCTCCCATCATGCACGCGCGGCAGCCACTGAAACCACCGTAATCCACCTAGACACTCCTGCTATTTTCCTAAAAAATGTGGACAAATGTGCATAATTCCGCTCTCAAGCAGACATGCTCCAAAGGCACATCACGCCCGGCATCTCCTTGGCCAATTCATTGCAGCACATCATTTTCCGTCGTTTCAGCTTGCATAACTTACTTAATTGAGCTATAATTATTATGTCAACGAAAACAGAACAGTGGAAGGAGGTGAGACATGGATGAGGTCTGGAAAGCGATAGAAGCCATCGGCTCCCTGCTTGTCGGAATCGCCGCAGTCATCGCGGCGGTGAAATCCAAAGGCAACGAGCCACCACCCGCACCGAAGCCCAAGCCGCCGCACATACGGCGAAGGCCTCGCCGGTAGTACAAGAGCCGCAGATTCCGAATAGTCCTAGTATCCGGAGCTGCGGCTCCCTATCCCCAGACTAATCCATGGAACATCATGAACACAACAAACGCATACAGGCTCGTCTCGCTGATATGTGGCGCGATGTGCCTCATTCTCGCCATCGGCGGTCAGGCCATCGCGGCCGGAACCTTCGGCATGGCCGCCGGGGTGTTCGGCTATCTGTCGGGAGGCCGGAAATGAGCACCGCAAGATATCTCAGCCTCAAGGAGGTCGGCGAGCGCATCGGTACGAGCAATCCGGCCGCGAGGGGGTATCATCTGCCGGAACCGGACGCACTGATCGGCACGACTCGCGGCTGGCTGCCGGAGACCATCGATGCTTGGAACGCCGCCCGCCCCGGTCGTGGTGCGGGCGGCGGAAGGCCTCGCAAGAATCGCAATCAGGCCGATTCCCCCACCGCCTGACGAGCCTTGTCGGCGAGCGCCGCAAGGCTTGCGGCGGACCAGTGGGTGTATCCGGCCGTCGTGCTGATTTTGGCGTGGCCCATCATCGCTTTTCTCGCGTCTTCCGGGGCTCCGGCTTCGGCGAGGTGCGTGGAGAAGAAGTGGCGGGCGCTGCGGATGGTGACGCAGGGCAATCCGGCGTCTTCGAGAGAGCGTTTCCAGCGGCGGCGTTCCACGGTGTTGGTGAGCGGGTGTCCCTCGCGCGTGAATATGAGCTGGCCGGGCTGGCATTGCCTGCGTCCGACGAGCGCCCAGAGTCCGAGCCACGTCTGGTTGCTGACGGGCACGAACCGGTTGCCCTGCTTGCTTTTCGGTTCGACGAGCCAGAAGCATCCCTCGTAATGGCGGGAGCGGAGCCAGTTGGGCACTTCTGCATCGGATCTGAAGCGTTGGAGCTCCCACATGATCTGGATTCCGTGCACGCCGTCGACGGTGGCGAGCTCTTCGGGCAGGATGGCGAATCTTTCGGCCTCTCTCATGCCGGTCTCGAACATGATGTTCCACATGAG